CCTGTTTACAAAGGGACTACTTCATTAGCACATAATGGAGTTGTGGATCAAAGTGATCCAAGTGAGTGGGAAGCTAAGTACAAGATGAAGTTCAGTTCTAAGTGCGATAGCGAGATACTTCTTTTACATTGGCTCAAAGGCATACATCCATTGAACATAGAAGGCTCTATGAGTTGTGTGGTATTAACAAACAAAAAAAGCCCTACATTAAATTTTTTTAGGAACGAGCAGAGACCTTTGTATTTTTCAAAACAAGAAGAAACATTGATAGTCGGCTCAACAAAAAATATTTTGGAAAGATGTGGTATAGCAGACTATGAAAAGACAGAACCTTGTTTAGATTACTGTGCAGAAAAGACTGTTTTAAAGGTTACAAAAATAAGAGATTCTTTAGAAGATTTACAAGCATGAATATTTTTGCAAATGAAGATTATGTTTTGAAAACTTTGAGTGAGTTGCCTAAAGGGAAAAATACTTCTTTTTTGAAAGCGAGCCATAGCCTGTGGAAAAGATTCAAAAACTATAAAAAGAATCCACCTTTCACTCTTTTGGTTGATGAAATGCCAGTTGCATTTATTTTTGCCACTACATCTGAAAGAACAAAGTATATAAACCTTTACGAAATCGTTACTGTACAAGGACAAGAGGGCAAAGGATATGGCAAAAAGATATGGTCTGATTTCGTTTTATATTGGTCTGAAAGAGGTATGCAAAGAATCAAACTATCTTGCACTCCTGATTCAATAGGCTTTCATGCTAAAAATGGCTTGGTCTTTTGGTCTGTAGATAAACAAGGGAGTTTAAGATCAGATCAACCCTTAATGAGCAGCGTGAAGAAACAGATTGAATTGAGGAATAAAGCAAAAACTAACCCTTCATTGGTAAGACCTGAACAAAAGGTTTGCGAGAAATTAAAAAAAGAGGATCTTGAGCTTCTGTCGCTTTCTGAGAAAAAACTTATGGCAACATTTGAAGCCATAAACAAAGTTCAAGAGTTTTGGCTTAGAAAATACCTTTTTGAAAATGTCCACTGACTTACGCTTAAAGGAAAATAGAACAGAGGCTTTTTTACAATGGTCAGATTGGTCGCTTGAGCAAAAGGACTGTGACCCTGCATTGTGGTTATTGAATTATCTCTTTGATAGATATGAGCATAATCTAGAACAAAAGTATTGGGTTTGTTGGCTTTATGGTACGACATACCATCTACCTACTGCTTGGGTAATTTGGAATGAGTTCCCTGACTTTGAGTTGGTTGATCAAGGTAGGTTGCAAAGATGGAACGATCAAAACTATCAAAGACTAAGATATCAGACAGATACTAAGTGGAACAAAGGACATTTGCCACAACAGTTTGCCTCTTACAAAAAGTGGATAAAGCACAACAACCAAGAGGGTACACAAAGAGCAAAATTCAAAAGTTTAGAAAACAAGTCTTTTGAATATGTTTGGCAACTCATATCTTTGAATATGCACAAATTTGGGAGATACAGCACTTGGTATTACATGCAAACACTCAAGGACTGTGCAGGTTTTTTCTGCAATCCAAATGACCTTAAATTGTCTGATTACAGCGGAAGTAAATCACATAGGAATGGTCTTTGTTATGCATTAGGTTTAGATGATTGGGTAAACCAAAGACTTGATCAAAGCTGCATAAGACATCTTGAAATGGAAGCAAAACTTATACAAAAAAGAATGCACGAAGAATATGGCAAAACTTTAGACTTTTACATGATGGAAACTTTGCTTTGTAGTTTCAAAAAAATCTTCCGCAACAGAGATGGTAGATATTTAGGATATTATTTAGATAGACAGGCAGAAGAGATAAAAAAAGTAGAACAAGATGAATGGAATGGTATTGATTGGCAAGTGTTTTGGGATGGTAGAGAGGAAACACTGCACCCAAAGTTAGCTGAAAGCAAAAAAATAAGAAAAGATTTATTTTCTGTATTTTTAGATACTGGCACTTTAAACTACAAAACATTATGAAATGTGTGGCAATTGGTGGTGTACCTGCTTCTGGCAAAACTACTCTTATGCGAAATTATTTGTCCTTATTAAAGCCTAATAAAAAATTTCAAAAAGGTTTGTTGAGGGGTTATCACGACACAAAAAGCGAAACTAGCGTATTGGGTATATATGATTTAGGAGAAGTCTTTGCAGGCACAGATAAATTATCAATGGCAGTCCAAAAGGACTTTGAATCTTATGTGGCTATGAGTGATAAGAACATTGTCTTTGAAGGTGATCGTCTTTTTACTGCTAATAACTTAAAACTTCTAAATCAAGATTACGATATCCGCATAATAATTTTAGAAGGAGATGCTGCAACATTAGAAAAAAGACACGAACAAAGAGGCGATAAACAAACAGAAAAATTTAAGAAAGGCAGACTCACAAAAATACAAAACATAAAAGAGGATAAAGAACTTTCAAATATAATTGAGTTGGTTTCTTTAAGAGATTTAAAAGAATCAAAAAGCCTTGCTAAAGACTTATTTGAGTTTACCAAGTAACATTTTCTTCCCAATCACCAACAACCATTTTTGTGTAAGGGTCAAAACTCCTAGTTTTAAAGTTATACATAAACTTAGCTTCTCCAATCTTTCCATATAAATCTTGTTCTCTAATTTTCCTAGTTATTACACTTGTGGTGTTTTCATCAAAGTCTCTGTGTATGGTAAGAACTGCATCAGCCTGATTGTGCCAATGAGCTGCCCCACTTATGTCATATGCGGTTGGTGGGGTATAACCACCATCAGTGCCTTTAGGCAATTTAGTAGGGTGTGCCACAACCCATGTTACGATCTCGTAAATCCTTGAGAACCTTTTACATAAAGATATAAAATCTCTAATATGCTCATCTTCTCTAGCATTACCTTCTCTCTTTGCATCAACTTCATTGTAAGGGTCAATCACTAAACCATTTATTCCATGCTTGAAGATTGACGATTTTGTGATATCTAATATGTTGTTTACAGTTGGGGTACTGTCCCTTGTTTCTATGAAGTAGAAGTGACTCTGAATAAACTCAAGAGCCTGATTTAATTCTTTTTTGTCTAGTCTTTCTTCAAAGCCTTCATCAAATGGCTTCCGACAATACATCTGTATCAATCTTCTTATGTGCATTGAAGTTGAGTGTTCGGGAGAAAAGATTGCAAACTTCCAATCATGATTGATAGCTAGGTTTAATAATATTTGGTCTAAAAAGATAGATTTACCATGATTTGGTATGCCAGTAATACAATGAAAAGTACCAGTCATTATTTTGTAAATTTCATCTAAACCTTTTAAACCTATTTCAATTGGCTTTTCATAATTCCCATCGTACAAATCTTGAATCTGTGAATAGTAATCGTTAGCAGAGTAAAGACCATCAATCGGATAAGGTATTGCCTCATCTATGACTTTCTTTAGTTTTGCTGCTCCATGTTTTACCAAAACATCGTTTGCATCTTTACAGTCATCAGGCACATTCACATACCAACAAACATCTTTTCCGAAACGATGTAGCAATTCTTTATGTAAGGCTTTACCTGCGGTATCTGTATCAGTAAAGAGGATAACTTTTTTAGCATTCAGAGGACAGTTTTCCAAAGCATTGAATCTAGCATCTTTGTCATTAAACTTTGCTTCTTTTGGTGCACCATTCGGCAAAGTAGTAGCTAACATACCAATTTCTGCACAACTCAATACATCCATTTCGCCTTCAACAAATACTATCTCGTCAGCTTCTTTTACTTTGTTGTAGTTAAACAGAAAAGGTTTCGCTCCCTGTGTTTGCCTAAAGTTTTTTCCATTATTTCTATATTTAATATTTAAGACTTGGTCATGCTCGTCAAAGTATTGAAACCCATACCAACCTTTGTCCTCAAATATTTTGAACTCATCTACAACAGTTGCCCCAATTCCACGATTTTTAAAATATTCATAGGTTGTATTTTTTTTTTTTTTTTTAGGAACTTCTGGTTTTTGATATACCTTTTCTTTAGGGATATACATCTTGTTACTGTTAGTAAAGTAACTACCTTTCCAGTCACAATGGTGGCAAAACCATACTGTGCCTTCCTCATTAATCGTTACGCTCAATGGGTTGTCAGACATCTTGTGCGGTGGCTGACATTTTGGACATTTTACTTTTTGAGTTCCATGATCAAACTTTCTCAGCTTGATTCCATGATCTTCTGGTCTTTCATTCATTTTCCACTCCTAACCTGCAAGGTTATTCAATTTATTTATTTTTAAAACATATTGACCATCAGTTTCTTCAAACCAATCCATCCAACGCTCTTGGTTCAACCATGTTGAAGGGTGTGGTATGAATCTTTCTTCTGTGGTTTTATTTTCTTGTGCGAAAAGTCTAACTCCATGAATGATCTTCGCATAATGTTTTTCGTCATATTTTCCAAATATCTTACTAGCTTGTTTCTTTCCAATCTTTCTTGGATATATTTTCCAAAACTCTTGGAATGATGATATATATTCTTTTGTATCTTCTTTAGTATTGGAGGGTTCTGTAACCCTGAGGGAAGGGGCTGATAAGGGGGTTGGGGTTTCTGAACCCATAGTAAGTTCATAAAGATTACTTGTGTTTCCACCACTATCATTTTTCCTGTTATTGACCTTAAGTAAGCCCATATCAGCTAAAGATTTTATGGTACGCTGCACTCCCTTTGTATCTTTCAAGCCAACGATATTAGCTATGTGACGATATGATGGATAACAAGTTCCTTTCTCATCGGCATAATTAGCTAAGATAATAAGTATAAATTTGGCAGTAGGCTTCAAGCCTTCAACCTTCAAAGCCTTGTTTAAGTGTTCAATGCTCATTTGTAAAACTCCTGTATTTTGTCTGCGGAAATATTATAACTCTTTCCTGTTTCTTCTTCCGTGACATAAGCCACCCCATCTTTGATATACCACACAGAGACTTCTCTGGTGGTATTTTTAATTCTGTATTTATCTAACATTTATGCCAAATCTCCGAATCCGTTATAGTCAACACAGTTCTCTGCATGAACCAGAAAGCCATCTTCATCTCTTTGCGGAACAAAGTTGAAAAGCTCCTCACCTGTTTCAGGACAGATTGATTTTTTAACTTCAACTGTACTCCAAAAATCGTCGTTATCTCTTTCATGGATAGCAGCTGATTCTAAAAGTTGCTTTTTAGTAATGTACCCTGCATAGAAAAAGTCCAAAAGCATATCCCCAAAAGGTATTCTTCCGTTTGACTTCCATCTTACGATGTCTTGATAATCTAGGAATGCTCCCTTCGCAGAGCTTTCAACTGAATCATTACCCCACGTTTTTTCCTCTGATTGTTTTAGATAACTGTTAGCGAAAAGACCATTGCCTCTCAAAGACCTGTATGATCTATCGCAAAGCAAGTGACAATCATTAGAGGATATACCATTTGCTGCTGTTTTGCCTTCTTCGTTTGAGTAGAAGTTTTTGATTATTTTGTAAGTTTCGTTTTTCATTTTATCTCCTGCCTTTCGGCTCAATTTATGATTATATTATTGCATATTTTTAGATAAATAACAACCCTTTTCGGAATATTTATTATTTTATTTTATAGTCCTTTTGAATGACACCTAAAGATTTATCTCCTCTAAAGTGCGATTTAACT